TGTTGCATCATTAGAGTGATTGCCATTAACAGCATAGGCAGTTCTAGCTTTAGTTGCATCGGCAATGTCATTAATATTTCCTGGATCATTTGCCCATTCTTCCCATCCAGTAGATGATGTCTTTTGAGGTACTTGTAAAATATTAGTAACCCAATTACCATCTTTATCTTTGTAATTCAATCTTTCTTCAAATGATTGAGTAAAGTTTTGTTCTAATGTTTTACCATCAAAGTTAACCCATGGAACATTAGTCCACTTCTTAGGCATCTTAGGACTAAATAGTATACTGACATCTATTGCCCTATAGATCTTTAACGGTTGAGTAATACTAAATTTATCATTTATAAATGTATATTTAAATCGTATTACATTCTTGCCAATAGTTCTGTCATCAGGCGTGCGTACGCCATATAGTAGATCAGATAGAATCCCATCAGGTCTATACCAAGTAAACCTTTTCAGAATCTTTTCAGTAATTGGCTCATCCGCCTTGATACCCAATATCTCGCTTAGTCTAGAATTAAATTTAGCTTTAAGTTTCTTATCTAGATTGCCAAGAACTAATGAATCAATTGTAGGTGATCTTTCTCTACTACCAGCAACAAGTTCAGAACCTATTGTCTTTTGTCTAGTACCCAGAAAAGGAATCTTACCTATTACCTTCCAATCTAAATCACTACCGCTAGGTTTTGCTGTAGTTAAGAAATCCTCTGCTAGCCTACCAAAATACTTAGTGAAGTCTTTTAGAATAGGTACTTGTTCAGCTAAATGCTCACTCATAATTTTTGCAATAGCTTGAAAGTCTTTTGGGGTAACTACCATATCATAACTAGCAGTCATCTTTTCAACTAATTCTTTTGTTTTAGGTTCTAAGAAATAAAGCTGTTCCATGATTTCATCACCTGGTTCTAATCCTTTATTAAAGATATCTTTAACATTAGCTCTGAGAACCATTAATTCATTATAAGTTTCTTCATCAAATCTCTGATACCTAGCAGCTCTAGCAGATATTTCACTAAGTACTTTATCTCTATCAGAAGCTTTTACTACTAATGTACTATCAGCTTTGTCAAGAATCTTAGCTAATTTACCTTCTACATTAAGAATGCCAGTACGTTCACCAGCACCATAGAAAGTAACCATGTTCTGAGCTTTAGCAGCTTTTCTAAGATCTTTTTCAGATAATCCTAGTCGTTCATTCATTACTTTGAATCTAGGATCATTATAAGTAGATGCTGCAATCTCATCATATAGCCGTCTTTTCTGATTAGTAGGAACTACATTAGAGAGTTCTGCTAGTTGTTTATTTTTAGTAGTTAAGGCAATAATCTGAGCACCCGATGATGATGCATCTTGCTCTAATGCAAGTGCTGTCATATACTTGTCAAGTGTACCCCCAGATTTGATATGATTATCTAATTTAGCAGCTTCAATAGCAAATCTAAAAAACTTACCAAGTTCCTCACCTTCTACTAACTGGACCATTTCAGACTCTAAGATAAATCGAATATCAGCAGGTTTTGCTCTTAGCATCTTATTACCAATATCTACCATCTCAGGCCAGAGTTTATCAGCAATCTTCTGTCTACCAGTAAAGGATAGTGAGTTATATCTACCTTCAAATACGTCATTTAGCCCACCCATAAAGGCACCTATCTGATCTTTGAAGTTCTTAAAGCCATCCTCACCTAATGGTTTCTCTATTTCAGTATTAAGGTAAGGTCTAAAGGATTCGCCAGATTGAGGGCTAATAAGACCCCTATCATAAATACGAGCCCTGTGGTCAATGAAAGGATGATTAGAAAAAGAGTCATTGCTTTTACGTAGCCATTCCATCGCCTTAAAGCGTTCATAAGCATCTCCACGTGAACTAATATAATGTTTATATTCATTAAGTGCATCATACTTTTTAGCATTACCTCTGTCATCTACAAAATATAATAACTTCTGAGTAAAATCGTAGAAGTCGCCATCAATGCGATATCTAGCTTTTGATGCCCATTCGAGTGCATCTTTCATATTCTCATCTACAAAATCTTCTGGAAAATCAGAAAAACTACTAGTACTTGTAATAGGTATTCTAGTATCTTCTAATCCAAATTTAGATTTCATAAAGTATGTCTTATAGCCTTCTTTGAATATAAGTCTATTATCATCGTTAACTACACTAACACGTAATCCAAGGTCTACCTTACGTACTGTTTGAGCATACTCTTGAATTCTAGGATCTGTTATGCGAATATTGTATGCTAATGTATCATAGTATGGTCCAAAATATTGACCTGACAGTCTGGATTTCATTCGTCTCTTTTGAACCCCAAATGTCTCTACTTTAAATATACTATTATTAGCATTTATTATTTCTAAACCAACGTTATACCAATCTTTTCTAGTACCATTAAAATTAGCAGCATTATAGAGGTCTCTGCCAATAGTGACAGCTAATTGATCTCTGTCAGGTGTATCAGCAAGTGCAAGTCTCTTTGCTAATTTCAGATAGAATTTTTGAATATTAACTTCAGTAAGTCTATCACGAATCTTAAAGGGAATTGCAAGATCAAAGAAGCCTCTCAGCTCTCTAGCAATTTTAGGTGCTACTTTATCTTCCCACTTATTCATGAATCTTATATTATCATGGAAGGTATCGTGGAGTTTTTGTAATTGCACTGGACCTAGTACTGGATCGATATAGTTGTCTTGAAGAAGTTTTTTTAGCGGGTCAGAATCTTTTCTAATCTGTGTTTCGATAGTATCAGATACATTCATTACATCAAACTTAATCTGAGATTGACTAACAGCTTTAAAGTTCCCCCATACTTCTCCATTACGTCTAAATCTGGAGAATATATTACGTAGATTATCTACAACAACAGCTCTCTCATTAACACTCATCTTTTCAGAGAGTGATCTTTCAAAACTATTAATGAATAGTTTGTCTTTATCTTTCAGATCTGTAGATTCTTCTACTAGTCTAAGATTATTACTTAATGCACCAATACTAGGCTGATACATTCTAGAGTCTTCATATCTACCTGTCATAGGATTAAATATCATTTGATCCTCTGTTGGTAATGTATTCAACACTCTATTTTTAGTAGCTTTCTTAGTATGTATTAGAGTTCCACGATAATTTGTAAGAGATAAAGTACCATCTAACTCTCCACTCTGCAATAGATAATAATCTAATAGAGTCTGAGTGAGTTTCTTATCATTAATAAAACTATCAGGGCTTGATGCATATAATTGCATTGCATCTAACTTTGCTTTAGCATTTGCAAACTTTTGAGTATCATTAGGTAGCGCATAAGTACTGTCAGTTAGCTGACGTAATTCTCTTATACCTAATGTATTACCTTCAGGATTTGTAAATTGATCAACAGTAAGCTGATTCTTATTAAACAACTCTACTTTATTATAGTCACCTAAATGAGCTAATTGTATATCTTTAGGTTGTCGCAGTAGCCAATCATTATACGATTCTTTTAAAGGAGTCATACCATCGTAGTAAGCTTTCTGCTTTTCTGTTAGATTACTAATATTTTCTCTTCTGACTTGAGCTATATTTTCTACACTAGCTATGTCACTCCAAGACTTAAAGACAGGAACAGTAGTAGATCTACATCTCCAATGAGCTGGAGGAAGATGCTCAGTATCACTAATAGGATACACACGGCCATCTCGATGAGCACATAAAGGAGTTGTTCTAGCATCTAATACTGCAATATACTGATAGCCTTGAAGAGCTTTTTCATTTGCTTTATAAATCTGATGATCTGCTTGAGCAACGACAGACGTAGTAGCAGTAGTAACCAGCGCTCTTGATTGGTTTCTAGTAATATCATGTAGATGTCCTTTCCGTACTAATACAGCTATTTCATCTATTGATAAACCATCTGCAATACCTTTACGTATAATTAAATCCAACCTAATACGTTCACTTTTAGATATTCCAGCCCAACCTTGAGCTAACGTCTGATTACTGTACAAAGGATTCTGTAATACAATCTCTTCTGATACTCGTTTAGCAGGTCTTTCAGTTCTCCAAATCTTTCCTACTTTTGCTTCTACTTTCTGATAGGTAAAAGAAAGCTGATCTGCAACCAGATCTAGTAAACTACTTTTAGATACATTAAATGCTTGTCTAAAAGAGCCTGTTGACTCAATATCAATCCTTTCTTTAAGCTTTCTTTGACCTACTACAGTAAGATCAGAGTTACGAATTATTTTGTCCAACCTATCTGTATGATCATTTAGCACTATATCTACTTTGCCTGATACTCTTCTTTCGAATAGTCTTAGCATTGCTGCTCTATGAATGAGGTTATCATAAAGTTCTGTATTTAAATTCATAACTCTACCTTGTTTGTTACTTTAAGAATAAATTAACACCTGAAGCTTTTCTTACAGCAGCACCAACTTTGTATGCTCTTAGCCCTGCTGTAGACTTACTAGCGTATGCTATCATAGATCTTTGATTATGCTTAGGCGCATGTAGCATTCCAGATACAAATCCTCCAACTACAAATGAAGCAGTCTTTTTATGCGGACCAGCAGCATTTTTATTGCCACGTTTAGCCATTTTAGAATCCTTGTTCTTGTTGTTGCATACCTTGAAGATATTGATCATTTTGCTGAACAGGTGTAATAATCATCTGATCGGCATTAATCTCTAATTGACCTTCCTTATCATCGTAGGCAGGGTCAATCATGTCATTCGATTTAAGTAATTGTAGCCAGATAGATCTTGGAATTAATCCTTTCTCATACCATTCAGTAGCTAGGCGTAACCAGTCAGCACCTAATGGGACAGGGTCAAAATCAGCAGATAAAATGAAATGAATATCACAAGGAGGTACTAATACGTTATACCGCCAGAATATCATAAAGCTAAATACAGATTTCATAGTACTACTAATTTTATTATTTAAAGTACCTAACTTAGCTGTTTGAGCTGCGTTACGGATCTCTAGAGCAACACCTGACTGTTCATTCTCAGGTGATAGCATACGCACTCCAAGTCTGGCAAGCTCATCAATAGTTGCTTTAATAGTAACATCCATATTATCAAGAGCTTCTGTAGGCGTCTTTAAGATATCTGCAGTATCACCCTGTCTTAACCTAATCCAAGAACCTAATCCTGAATCTACTATGTTCTCAAAGTCCTCATCAGACA